CCGGCCAGTGAATACAGATCCCCGGCAGCGTTGTACATGCCGCCGACTCGCTTGTATTCCACGTCCGCATCTGGGTGGTATAGGTCGTGCCCGTCAATGCTCACAATCCAGTCGTCGTCTATCCAGTCTGCAATCATATCATCGGCGCCGAAGTACCGGTGATCGTAGGCCATCCGGACGCTCAGCTGGTCCTCTCGCAGGACCGGCCACATATTGAACTGCCCCAGGCCCTGCTGTAGCCACTGCAACAGATCGTCCACCGGCGCCAGGACGAACGGTGTCCACTTCGGCAGGATGGCGACATCTGGAACCGGGGCCCGGTCGAACAGTGCAGGGTGCGAGGTGTGAGCGGTGATGTCGTCCACGTCGATATAGGACAACGGCAGCCCGCAGCCCCACTTCTTCGGTAGGGTGTTGAATCCGGTGGCGGCTCCGGTCCCGTCGCTACGGGCCAGGCGTGCGAACAGGTTCCAGGGCTTGCCTGCCATCACCGGATAATGAGTCACCACCGTTCCGGCGGTGTAGGTCTTCGCGTCAGGGTTCCCGAACCAGTCGGCTGAACCAGACGCCGTCAGGGTACCCGCGCCGGTGGCGGCGCTCTTGGCTGAGTAGACGAACCACCACGCATCTCGGCCGGAGGAGGCATCACCGGCCACGTGAGCCACGCCCACGGCGCCGGCCTTGGCGTCCTTCGTGAAGGGAAACAGATTGTTTATCTGGAGATCATTCCCGGTGCCGCTGTTAAATGGATGGCTCAGCGTGGTCGTGGTGCCAGCGTCCTCGAAGTATTGGGCGGCGTCACCGCCGACCAAGTCAGTATACCGGGTGCGCAGCACATCCAGCATAGACCGACACTGCACCCACCAGGTATCTCCGTCGTGCGTGATGTTGTCGATCATGCCCCGGGCGATCACCTCCACGCCCAGCTCGGAGAACGTGCCATCGAAGGTCATGCGGACCTGAACGTGCATCCCGCGAAACGGTTCGAATGGTAGGGCAGCGCGGCCCGGCTTGGAGCTGGTGAGCGCGAAGCTGAAGCCCCCGGTGTTCACGGTCCAGTCTCGGATCCGCACCGACTGGCCGTTGGTCCGCAGGTCAACCACCAGGTGCTCCGCGTTCAGCTTGCCGGGTGTGATGCCTGAGACATAGGGCTGGCTTGCGAATGTGGTACCGATCCAGGTGGTTGGGAATAGCTCCGGGTCAGCCCAGGCGGACAGCCCCACATCCACCAGCACGATGGGCTCCAGTTGCGCGCTCGATAGCGCCGCCTTCCATGCGGTAGACCATGCCATCAGCCGTCGGACCATTCGGGCACATACAGATCGGCCTCATGGATGGTGATCTCGGGCCGGACTTCGATGATCTTGGAGTCTGCCGACGGGACAGCGGCGGTAGTGCCGGACCGCAGGATGCCGTCAATCGAGGTGTCGTCACCGTGGCCGGGCTGTGCGTCCGCCATGCCGTCCGCCTGGGCTGACATGCTGGCGGCCCACGATGGATAGAGCACTGCCGAGCACTCCCAAGTCCAGCTTATGCGGTGGTCGTGCGTGAGCATCGGTCTGTTCACGTCCGCCTCTGGCACGTACAGCACCGGGTAAAAATCACGGTGCCTGAATACCGCCGGATATGGGTGGTCGTACCGGAGCGGATCCGCCAGCGTGATGCTGGTAGTGGTCGCCAGCTTGGAGAACGCCGCCAGCTTGTGCTCCTCTCGGTTGTTCTTCGGTGCGGCGCCGCTGATGTGCACGATGTCGTCCACCGCCAGGGTAGCAGCCGGCTCCCACCGGTCGAAGATGTTCGTCTGGCCGATGATCAGCGTGCGCCCGCGCTCCCACTCAAACAGGCCAGGCACGCACGCGAATGCCTTGGCCTTGTCCAGCGCGAAGCCGAAGTGAAACCCGCGCTCGGCGTGGCTGCTGAAGCTATACAGATCCCGCGCCAGGGCGTCATCTGTGAACCGCTCAAGCGTCAGCCTCACCGCGATCCCAGACTGCCACGATGTGCGGGAGGCCCGGCCGCTCAGACTCACGGAGTCCGACACAGACCGGATCGGGCTGATCTGTATATCGGAAATCGTCGGGCCGAGATCCACCTTCTCCAGGCGGCCTACAGATCCCGCGCTCAGTGCCGTGTCCGGATAGTAGTAAAGCGTCGGATTCCCCATCAGCCACCCCCGAAGATCGGCAGGGTCGTGCGGCCCATGGCGCCGAAGTGACGCTGCAACATCCTGCCGAGCTGATCGATCGCGTTCGGGTCAACCACGTTGGTATTAATCGTGATGTTTACACCGCCGCCGCCACCGCCGCCCATGCGGCCCCGTGCGCTTTGCGGCATGGTGCCGCTCGTGGGCTGGACGACCTCACCAGCATGGAGCATGGTCAGGCCAGTCCTGTTGACGAATCCCCCGGTCTGCTTGGAGTCCCACATGCCCAGCGTGATCACTTCCATGAAGCCGTCCTTGATGCTGCCGCCCAGACCGTCCATGCTAAACAGATCGCGGAAGAACTTTTGAACCGCATCCCACGCGGCATCCCACGCGGCCGCGAATGCGTCACCGAATGCCTGGGTCAGCGTCAGCGGCAAGTCAATCAGGATGGCCTTGGCCAGGGCCGGGGCCGCCTTGGCCAGGGCGACGATCAGCTTGGGGATCCCCTCAGCTAAGAGAATCGGGATGACCCTGCTGATCACGTCCGGCAACTGCTCCAGCAGGGCTACCATACCGTTCACGAACCCTTCAACGTTCTGGGTTACCAGTGCCTCCAGGCCACCCTCTTCGCCGGCCGCTGCCTCACCCAGGCCAGCCACCGCGCCCACGGCGCCGCCTACTGGACCGAGGGCACCCAGGGCACCACTGAGATCCGATAGCGCACCAGCGCCGATCTGGATCCCGGACGATATCGCCTCACGTTGTGCCAGTGCGAGATCCTCGATCATCTGGGCGGTGGATGCAGTCAAGTCCAGCAAGGCCGCATCGAGACCCTCCATGCCCTTGGCCATGCCGTCCAGATCGGCGCCGATCTTGTCCGTCATCTTCGTTATCTCGACAGTCTCCAGTGCGGCCTTGGCCTCGGTGGCCTGGACGATCAGTGCGGTGAATCCCGCTTTGCGGCTGCTTCGGGCGGCGGTCTCTGCCTTCTCAAGCCGGACCAGGAGCTTCGCGGCCTTCTCGATCTGCGTGACGGGGAACGCACGCTTCACCAGGGCGGCGACCTTCTTAGTCATGCGCTCCAGCTCGGACGGTCCACCGCCGCCGCTCGGTGCTTTGGGCTGCTTGACGGCCGCCATCATGTCGAAGGTGCCGGTAAAAGGGGCCGCCAGGGATGGGTCCAGCGGCGACGTGCCCCACTCCACTTCGACCTTCACCTTTGTGCCGTTAAGTTCGGCCAGCTTGTCTCTAAAGTCCTTGACCTCCAGACCGGCATCTATGAGGCTGGTCAGGTCGAACAGGCCACCCATCACCGTCATCCCGGCACGGAGCACATCGAGTGCAGCCTCTGCGGACTGTTTCAGCTCGTCCCACGCTCCAGCCACATCGCCACGGATCAGCATGGACAGGGCGGTGAACTGTTGGACCGCCACGGCGACGCCGCCGACAAGGAACGCGCGCAGCGCTTCGAATGCGTTTTCCAGCACCTCAGTCATGAACTTAATGGCCAGCGTGACCAGACCGAACGCATCAGCCATCCCACCGGCACCGACTGCGGCCGTCACCATCTGGTCAAGCAGGCCGTCCATTGTGGTATCAAATAGCGCGACCTCGCGCTGCCACTCGGCGGCGGCCTTGGCGCCTTGCGGGCCGATGTTCACACCGAATTCTTTAGACAATGCAATGAACCGTTCCAGGCTCTCACCGCTCAGGGCGACCATTAGATTGGTTCCTGCCTTGCCGAAGGCCTGAGTGGCCAGTGCGGACCGCTGGGTGGCGTCCTCCACCCCCGCCAGGGCGTCCATGGTCTCACGGAGCACAGCATCGGCGGTGCGCATTGTGCCGCTGGCATCGTTGACCTCGATGCCCAGTTGGTTGAAGGCGATCATGGCCTCACCCGTGCCACGGCTGGCGTCCGCCATCCGCTTCGGGAATTGCGTCAGGCCGCTGGCAAGGTTCCCCAGCTCCTGTCCGGATCCCTTCGCTGCCAGTCGCAGACCGCCGATGGTCTCAGCCATTAGACCGGTCTTCACCGAGGTATCCAATAGGTCGTTCTTGGAGTCCACCAGGCGCTGGTTCAGGGCGATAAGTGCCTTGGCTGCACCCAGGATGGCCACCGCGCCAGCGGCAGCCGCCAGGGCCATGCCTTTGAATGCGGCGGCGCTGGCCTTGGCGGACTCCCCGGCGCGCCTTGTCTTGGCGGCGGCCGATCCGGCCTTGTCGCCCATCACCTTGACCTGGCTGCCCGTCTCCTTGGCCTCGTCGCCCAGCTTATCGACCTTCTTGGCGGTCTTGGATGCCTCACCGCCGACCTTCTTGAGCGCCGGGCTGGCCTCATCCTTCAGCTTCAGTACCTTCTCGATCGTCTTACTCGCCATGGCCTACCACCTCACCCGGACTTGATGCAGACGGTCGGGAATATCGGCGTGCCGTTGCGTGCCATACGCTCCAGCAGCTGGGCAGACGTAGCGTCCGCCTGCTGGTAGCACATCATGGCGAGTCCGAGTTGCCACGGGTCAAGCTCCAGCACTTCGTGAGGCCACTTCCCCAGTTTGCTCGCCAGCATCCAGATCCCCAGCAGCATGTCGGGCTCCGCCTCGAAAGCTCCGCAGTCGCTCCGCAGCCCTCCCGTCATCGGTGCTCAGTGCCATGATGGCGGTGAAGCACTCCGTCACGACCCCGGCCGGTAGACTGTTCACGCACAGCACCCCGGCGTCCGCATCCTCACGCCGTGGGTCTATCACCGCCTGGAGCGGCTCCCACTGCTGGCCATCCTCGGAGACGGCCGTGAGCCCAGCGGCCACCGTGGCATCCTGTAGCCCGGCGAGCTGCTCGGCTTGCTTCGGTGATATGTTGTTCACCATCTCCTCCGGGCTGGGCTGGTCGCCCTGGCCTTCGGCCTGTGCCGCGCTGGACATCGCCAGTGCAGCGAAGCCCACCTTGGCCAGGTCGGCGCTGCATACCTTGCGGACTTTCCAGTGCATCCCGGCGGCCTCCACGGTATCGGTGGCGGCTGATTGTATGGCGTGAAGAATGGTGGTCATGTCGTGCCCTCCCCAGAGCGTTGACGGTTAGTTGCCGAATGAGTCGCTGTTATCGTTGGTCACTGCGATGCTGAGCCCCTCATCGGTGCCGTCGGACTCGCAGACGAACGTGAGCGACTGGCTCACTATGTTAGCGTCTGATACCGGATCCGTGACCGCTGAGAGATAGGCGTTCTGGCATGTGAACGCGAAGATCTGCGATCCGTTGGTGAACGATATGGTTGCATCGCCCTGGGTGTCCGCCAGGAGCGCCGCGTAAAGTGCATCCTCCACTTCCACGGTGCAGCTCATCTCCACGCTTTGGAAGTCGCTGCGCTTTGGCTCAGCGGTCAGGGCTGAGCCCAGGAGCTGCCGCCGTGCGAGGCTGTTGTTCACCGTCAGGCTGAAGTCAACCAGGTCATAGGACACGCTGTTGAACGTGAACTGTGTGGCGTGACTGTGCAGGATCGGCCGTTGGTTCGGGCCATACAGGGGCGTGCCAGCGACACCGCGCGCGGTGGATGTCTTGGCGATGATATCCGCATCGAAGGTCATCACGCCGCCGGATGACACCGCCAGGGTTCCCGTGTTCAGCTTGCACCCGGATAGCACTTCGCTCGTCCCGGTGCCCCGGTTGAACTCCATTGTCAGCCCATCAGGCAGGGTCTGCGCCAGAGTGTAGGTGTGGACGTATGGCCCCGCCCCGGTGGTAGCATCACCGCCCATCAGGTTCTTGATGAGCATCCCGATATTGTCGTAGGTTGCCTCAATGCTGAAAGCGCCGCCGGCTTGGCTGGCCTGGGTGAAGTGGTTGCGCCGCATGGCGGATCCGGCACTGCTGAGCAGGTGCGGGCGCGGCACCTTCTCCTCAGTGCGGGCAAGCCCGGCCGAGATCAGCGGGCGCCAGTTGGCTCGAGCTACCGGGGTGCCCCAGGCTCCTACTCCCTCCTGTCCGAATCCCAGGGCAGCGCCCCTTCCGTGATAAATACTGGCCATGATGATTCTCCGTTAGGTGGGTGCGTGTATCTTGCGGACCTTGAGGGTCGCATGGAAGGTGAGTTTGCGGCCTAGGGTCGTGCCAACCGTCAGCTTGGCGACATAGTTGGTGTCATCCGCGCCGTCTTTAATCGTCGTGCGAATCCAGCCCGGATGCAGTGAGCGCATCTTATCGGTTTCAATCATGCCGGCCTGGGCGACATCGGAGGTGTTCAGCACCTCATAGGTCGCGCTCTCCACCTCTTCCAGCAGGAGCGATTCAGCCTCAGCCACGCGCCGCTTCATCAGGGCCGGCAGTACGTTCCACCAGATATGCGTGATGTCGTCCGGGTGCTTGCTGATGATGGTACGCGAGTTGTCCGCGCCGGGTGCCTCCCGCCGGCCGATCACGATGGACTCCGAGCCAGTGCCAGGGCTGCCGATCACGATGATGCCGGGCTTCGCGGCGGTCGGCGAGAACACCGATACAGCGGACGCCGCCGCTGCGTTGTCCCAGTAGAGCCATGCCTGGGCATTCCGGGTCACGTTCGGCGCCACCCAGTTGTCAACGATCACATTGCCGGTTCGGTTGGCATGGTTCCAGTTGATGATCTTGTAGGTGAGCGCCGTACCGGCGCCGTCAGCCATGCGGATGTCATTGCCCGCCGCGACCTGGACATTGTCCCAGAAGTTCGGCCCGGCCTGCGCCAAGTTGATGTCGATGTCGATCGTGCCCGATCCCCCGTGCAGGTCCACCGTGATCGGTACCCGGCGATTCCAGTCTTTGTCGAACCAGGTCATAGTCCCGCCGCCTCGGTGTAGGTTGCCGTGATCTGGAGCACGCACAAGCCGAGGCCCGGCCGGTCCAGCTCCTGGCCATCGAGTGCGCTTGCGCTGATCTCGATGTCTCGCACGTTGCCACCCAGTGAGCGGTCGGCCTCCAGGGCTCTCATGATGTCGTCCATCAGGTCTACCGCCTCCAGGGCGGCGTCGGCGGGTGCTGCGCTCTTAGCTGCACACCAGCCCTCCACCTGGATGATCATGGTTCGGTCGTACTTGGTGAGCACCGTGACCCCGCCCGTCTGTGCCGTGCTCAGGCCGCCGAAGAATACGTAGGCGCCCGGCACCCGGTGCGGCTGGAATGCCTGCCCATGGACTACAGCATCGGCGCCGCTCAGGTCGAACGTGTACAGGCCAGCGCCGTTGACGTTGGCGATCTGAGTCTTGACCGCCGCCAGGATGGACCGCTCGGTGCTCACTTGCCACCCTCCAGCGTGCGGGCGATCTGGTCCGAGATGATCACGTTCGCCTTCTTGGCGATGTGCTCAAGCGCCGGCTGCATGTATGGACGGGCCGGGATCTTGACTGACTTAACCACTGCCCAGGCGGAGGACGTGCCGCGTGCCACGCCCGCGCCGGTAAAGGCATCGGGCCCCACCGGGAACCGCAGGAACCCGCCAGCCTTGGCATGGATGGTCCGGGTACTCCCCCACTTGCCGTCCTGTTCATGGATCGCCGCGTATGGAACCCCGCCCGCGCCATCCCGTCCGCCGGTAGTTAGTCGCACCACGGCGCCGGTCTTGGTACGCTTGCTTGTACCGGCCAGCGAGCGGCGGAGTGCACCCGTCCGCACCCGTAGACCGCCCGCCACGTTGGTCACGCCGAAGGCCATGTGGCGCTGGCCTTCCATGGCGATCGTAGCGGCGGCGGTGGTTAGGCTTTTCTGGAGCGCACCAGTCCGCACCATCAGTTCGATCTGGTCGGCCCACTGGTCAATGGTGATCGCCATCAGGCCACCCAGGAGACGGGCAGCCGATACGGTGCCAGGGCCTCGCGCACTTCAGGCAATAGCCCTAGGGTCGCCACGCTGATGGAGCCACCGCCCTGGCTGACGCTAGTGCGGCCGATGTGGTCGCGAGCGTTGAACCAGTGAGCAGCCTGGATGCAGGCCGCGTGAACAATGGCACCGGGTATAGTGGCCCAGCCGATCACCGCCACCACCTGTATCGCCCGGCGGACTCCACTGAATGACCCGGTGCTGCCATCGTCATCCAGTCGGATAATCCCCTCGGCGCCATAGACCGTATAGTCAGCGACGGGGATCAGGTCAGCGGCGGCATAGCTCCGGTCCGCTGAGTCGTGCACGCTGGTCACGGACTGGACCGGGTAGAACGGCAGGCGGAGCTCCACCCCAGCAGGGCCGTCCATGATGAGCGTGTGGGCCACATCCTCCAGCGTAGGATCACCGCCCACGGTCGCAGCCGGAAGCCCCAGATAGGACGCCATCACCGAGTCCGCCCGCGCAAGCAGGGTATCGATCACGGCATCCTCGGCGGAGCCGGTCAGACCTCGGATATAGACCCGGGCCTGGACTGCTGTGGCGATGGCCATCTGTTTAGTCGTCCTTCGTGGGCTTGGCCTTGGCCTTGGCCTTGACCTCCACCAGGTACATCGGTGGGATCTCGGTGCCCTTCGGCACGTCAACGGTTCGGACCTCGCCGGCTGCCCAGTGGTTGCCAGTTGGCCACTCGCATTGTCGCAGTGCCTTGAGTCTCATCTGGTCCCCTTCGTGGTCTTGGACTTAGACGGCGCCGTCCCCCGCTTGGGGCTCTGGACGGCGCGCGTCTTCGGTGGCTTGACCGGTGCCGATCCCACGGCACTGAACAGACCTGCGAAGGTCTCGGTGAGGCGCTCGGCCTCCTCCGTGGTGACTTCGTGCTGGTCCCCCTCGCGCCAGGCATGGCCCGACGTGTTGAGTGACTTGAGCTGTGGGTGTCCGTTGTATCGTAGGATCGGCATGGTCTTAGCCTCTTTGCTTAGATGTTGAAGCCGTATGCGACGGATGCCGTGGTGGCAGCGTCAAGGCTGAAGAATGCACAACGGCGGGTCGCGACGATATCCACCAGGCCGTTCACGATCTCGCGTTGCACGTCGGTGGTCATCTGGCGATAGTTGCCCATGTAGTACCGCGAGCGGTTCACGATGAGGCAACCGGTCTTGGCGACGGTCGGGCTGGCGATGTGCAGGCCGGTAGCTTCCATATCGTTCCCGATATAGTCCGACACGACCACGGGCATCCCTGCGATGCTGGCTGTCTGCCCGGTCAAAATTGTCGCCTGGCTGCCTAGCTTGTCTACTGTGGCTGTCTCTGTAAGGTCCAGCAGGAAGGTCACATAGGCCTCTGGGCTGATGATCAGCGCCAGATCGCCGCCGGCACCTTGAGGGCCGTCGAGCTTGGCCCGGAGTGCCATCAGTGCCGAGTAGGTCTGTGCGCTCACATCGAGCGTGCTGGACGCATCGAATGAGTGAGCCCGAAGACCAAGCCACGCGCGGCGGTGGTCCGCAGCGGTTCCAGTCGATCCGCCCCAGCGGCTACGGATGTCCCACACGGCCGGCGAGCCAGAAGTGCCCAGATCCTGGTGACTTGCGGTGGTGTCACCGTTGATGATGGCATCCTCAACTCCAGACGCGATGGAGTCAGCCACGGAGTCACGGAGCACAGCGAGCGCACCCATCAGGGCATCCTCGGTGGCGTCCTCGTCGGCGCTGATACGGGCGGCGATGGACGATGCCACGACGCTGATCTTAGTTGCTGCGTCATCGTCAGCAGTGATCGTGCCGTAGGTGGCGGCGCTCTTGAGGTAGGGCTTGACAGTTAGGGTCTGGAAAGGGATTTCCATGTTCTTGGCCTGCATGTCCCACGTGGCAAACAGTTGCTCGACAGCCTTGGGCGTGTAGACCGCCTTCGCCAGCTCGGGCACCATCACATCCGGGATCCAGTCGGCGCCGACCGTTCCGCTATCGCTGAAGGTACGCTTGATGATATCGGGCGCGCTCTCCATGTGACGAGCCACGCGGCTGTCCATCTTGGGCGTGCGGCCGTCGGCCTTGAGCATCTTGACCATGTTGCGGTCGTCCACCAGGCGCTTAAAGTCGGCGTGCCAGTCACCACGGTCCACCTCGTCGGAGCACATCGCGGCAGCGTCCAGGCTGCCATCCGGGCGGATGTACGTCCGCAGGGTGGTCTCCTTCTCGCTGACGGTCTGCACTCGTGGCGCGGCAAGCTCGGCAAGCTTCTGCTGCACTTCCTTGACGGTGGCCGCCTTGGCCTCCAGGTTCTCACGCAAGTCGCGGTTGGACTCGCTGAGTCGCTTCTGTTCAGTCTTGATGTCGGCGAGCGCCTTCAAGGCGTCTTCGCGGGTGTTGATGTCGGACATGATGTCTCCAGGGGTTGACCCAGTGGGCCGGGTTAGTCGGTGTGGAACAGGTCAGCCCAGCCGTTGCGGGCCTTCTGTCCATCGTCGGTATCGGTGAGGGCGGAATCTACCGCGTCCTGCACCTGTGAATCGTAGCCGAGCAGCTCCAGCAGCGTGGTTCGCACCACGGCCTCCAGGGCGTCTGTAGCGGCTCCTGTGGCGTCGAGGGTGTGAGCACCCTCCCCGGTTCCCCAAAAGTCCACAGGGGCAGCTTCTGCGGGCTCCACGGTGGTTTCCGGGTCAGCCTCCAGGCTCAGCCCCCACTGTTTGGCGCGGATGGCCAGGGCCTCAGCGTTCGCTGGTATCGGGACGGCCGAGATCTCCAGGAGCTCCGGGGCCTCGAAATAGTACCCTTCATGGCCGGCGGCCGGGTGGTCCTCGGGCAGCTCGGCACGGGCGGTGGTCTTGCCGGGGGCAAAGCCCACCGACACCGCCGATAGGAAGCCCTCTCGGTACTGGTGCGCCACGGTCTGGCCGAGCGGGTTGGCTTCTGAGTCGTCCCACTTGATGCGAGCCACCAGGGTGTCACCCTCCAGGGCCAGGCCAACCGCCTTGCCAACAGGCGGCAGGGTGTAGTCGTGGGCCCATGCGATTATCGGGTTCCCCTCATAGCGGGTGATGTCCCAGTCCTGCGAGACCACATCGCCCATCCGGTCAGGGGTCGGCGTGGAGGCTGTGACCAGCGTGGTCCCATCCTCGCCGGTCTCCGTCCTCATCATCCAGGTCTTGAAAATAGCCATCAGCTCACACCCTCCACGAATGGCACGGTGGTACACCGGCAGTTTATGTCTTCCTCGGGGATCCCGAACTCGCCCGGGCCACTCCCAGAGCCGCCCAGCCCTTCGAACTGTTGGCCAACAGGCACCCGCTCACCGTCCAGCTCGACATGCGAATCCCGCACGGAGCCATCACGGGCGCTCACCCACTCCTTCTGCACCTTGACCCCCAGGCCCTCGGCCTCCTTCATCGCCTCGATGCTGCCGGCAGAGACGGCGCGGGTGGTCTCGGTGCGGGCGATGGTCAGGGCGCGGGCGGGGCTGAAGGTCTGCGACTGAATCAGGGTTCGCTGCATCTGGCCGATGCTCTGCCCCTCGGTCAATCCGGTGCGGATCAGGGCTCCCACCTGTGACCGGGTGGCCGGCGTGGTGTTCTTGATCATGTCGCCGATCTGGGCATTCACCAGGGCGTCAATCCGCTCGGGCGTGAACTCGAAGGTAACCGGCAGCTGTGCAGCGGTGCCCTCGATGGCCTCGCGTAGCATCTTGCGGAATGTCGGCCGGAATATGCCAAGCATCTCCTGCCGCTCAGCCGCTACGTCTAGGATCTTGTCCAGGGTGATAGCGTCCAGGCGCTTGACCACCGGCGCCGCGCCTGCCTTCGGTGCGGGCAGGTGCTCCTTCATGCGCTTTGCAGTGCGGGCCCCATAGCCTCGCAGGTAGCGCCGCATCTCCAGCGTCAGGCGCCGTTCGTGCGGGGTGTGCATCTTCTCGATGAACGACCGCCACAGGGCAGCACGGCCATCCTCGGTGCGTGGTGCCTGGAACGGTCCGGGGTCATCCTCGCCGCCATCCAGCACCAGCCACTTCGCAAGCGGTGCGAAGGTCTTGGCGGGTGGCTCCTCTGCGGGTGCAGCGGGTGCGGCGACATCCTGGGCTGGCGTGATGTTGTCGAACCCCTCCAGGGCGGCGGCCTCGCTGAGCGGGATCCCCATCAGCCACCAAGCTTGGACCCGGTTCTGTCGGTCGCTCCTGCTCTCCTGGAGTGCCTCCACCGAGCTGAAGTCATGCGAGACCGTGACGGTCTCCGAGCCCCGGAACATCCTGGCCAGTCGGGTGAAGGCTGAGTCCACCAGGGCGGCCCGTGCTTGGAGTGAGGTCCAGTAGATACGGTTCTGCTCTCGGGCCGTTGCGAAGTTTGCAGAGGGCAGGCCGATCCGGGTCGGAGTCACGCCGATACTGGCGATCACCGCCTCACGCACCAGCGCCCGCGTAGCCTGGTACTCCATGTCTCTGGGGCTCCAGCCGATAGCCTCATACTTCACAGGGCCGCCCATAAAAAGTGCGCCGCCGGTGCCCTTCATCTGCTTGTCAAAGGCATCCCGCAAGACGCCCACTTGCTGCTTGTTCCACCGGTCGCCATCCTCGCTGGGGCTAAACACCCCGGTGGGTCGGCCGGTGTCCGCGCTGTTCGCTGCCAGATCGGCGGCCTTCTTCTCGGTGGTCAGGTCGTTGGCCAGGGCACGGATCGCGCCGGTACCGTACAGGCCCTGCGGTCCATCCTCCCAGGATGTCGCCCGGATGTGCAGCACCTGCTCCCACCC